TTACCTTCCTAATGTGTAAATATTGTATTTAACATAATATACAGTCCCAGCGCTTAATAATAATGCTGCATCGAAAGCGTAGGGCATGGCTGACATTTTTGCGAGTGTCACCAGTCCTAAAGTGCTGCTAGCCAATGAAGATAAAAACACCACATTAGAAAAACCAGCTTGTTTAAGGTTTTTCCGCTTTTCCATTGCTCCCGCTATCTCCTTAGCTTCTTTTAAGCCAAGTCCTGCGGCTTCTATCAATATCAGAAAATTACCTGTGTTCGGGTTTGCTCTCTCCGCTTTCCAGTCAGATATGTTCTGAACAGTTAAACCGTTAAAAAGTGCAAACTCTCTGTCACTTTTTAAGCCTTGTTTTTGCTTACCTAGCAAAACTAATTCGTAAGTTTTCACAATAATTCCCCTTTTTTCGATATATGAATCATCTTATATATGAAAATTCTTTACAACATAAGAATTTTCATATACTGTTCTCAAAACATATGAACTTTCATATGTAAGACAACAAAAGTTTAGCTAGTGTTCCGCTGTGTTGGCAGCACCTGAAAAGGTAAAAGAACACTAGCACCTACCAACATAGGGGTTAAAAATGAAAACATACAAAGTCTTTAAGTTTTACCTAAGCAGCAGAAATACAACGCCAGCTCAATACATACATTCACACGCAAATTTACAGCGCAGACTTCGTTCTACATTACATCAGTTAGATGGTTTAGCTTCGGCTTGGTAATCATGGCTAAACGACCTAAACCATTATTTCACGCAGATGCACACGTACTTGAACGTGCGCGAATGACCGATTCGGAATTTCAAAAAATCCAAAGTGAACTTAAGGATACGCTAAACGCCGCGAGGGCGCGCGCGCACGAGGGCATACCTGCCAGCGGAGCGCGCGCCCTTGAGGCGAAAGCCCCCCCCCACAGTAACACGGGGGGAAAGAAAAATAACACCGTAGAACTTGTACTTGAAAACGGAAAAATCCTACAAGTTATCCCACGTAAACACTATGAATCAAAAACTGCTTTTCATGATTGGGTCAACTTTACAGTTCATGAAACAACCTTCGAATTTATGACCAATGCAGTGACTGATTCAGAGATAGTCATGAATGTAAGTTTTGCCTGTGATTCTATTTTCGGTTTTGCTATCACTGGCAAACGCGATAGGGGTGCGAATTTTTATCACACTTCCTACACGTTGGGTGATAACTGGGGCATGGTCTGCTACGGGGGGCAAAGAAACACTGTACTAATTACGCTATCAGGTGAGGGTTGTGCGGCTGCTCGTCATGGTTGGGAACGTCGCCTATATGATTTTCTAAAATCCGCCCAAAATCCAAAAATCACACGAATTGACATTGCTCATGATGATTTGAATGGCGACCAATTCAACATGGAAATATTGGAAAAAGCATATGACGAAGGCGGTTTCAACGCAGGTGGAAATAATCCAGATATTGAGTTGCTCGGCAACTGGAAAAATCCTAATGGTAAAGGGCGAACCCTCAAAATTGGTCACCGAACAAATGGGAAGTTTTGCCGCTGCTATGAAAAGGGCTGCCAGCTTGGTGACAAATTATCGCGCTGGGTTAGATGCGAGGTTGAATTCAAAAGCATCGACCGAGTTATACCATTTGAAGTGCTACTCTACCCACATGAATATCTTGCAGCGAGTTACCCCATATTCGAGTCACTTGCTAATGAATCAATAAGAATCTTAACCACGCAAAAAACGGTTGAGATTTCATATGACCGCACTAAGAAGTGGCTTAAACGCCAATGCGGTTCAGCATTAAACCTAATTAATGCAATGGAAGGTGAGCAGGGCATAAAAGACTTGTTCAGGGATGGCAAGCTCCCAGCAGGGGTCACTTATCCAAGTTTTCTAGATACGCATGATGCAATTCACGATTACCAAAAGCCGCACCAATCAACCTCAACAATTAATCAACTACTGGAGTAAACCAACATGGAAATGCAACTAAACGTACTTGGCGCTAAATCATTCAACGACACTGTAGACGGCACGTCTTACGACAATACAAAGCTCTTCATCATGCTGCCAGAAAAATCTGTAGAGAGCGCGGTGCGTAATGTGGTCGGATTTAACGCCATTGATATTCCTTTCGGCACTTCTGCCGAGTACGTTAAAAACAACTTAGCAAACATCAAATACCCATGCAAAGCCATTTGCGATATCGAAATTACGACAAAGGGCATGAGCTGCAATAGCTTCAAGCTATTACAGGCTGACGCTAAATAATCATGGCTTTTCGCGAGTTTCATATAATCCAGTGCAGGCATGATGGGCGCTTTCTCACAGATGAATGCGCTTATACGCACTTAGTAACCAAAGCTGGGCGCATATATGACTATATAGAGGCTCGCGAAACAGCTTCATATCATTTAGATAGTGACTTTGTAATATTCAGCGCATATGAACTTGTAACGGAGCCTCACTAATGCTCTGCCTAACGCAAACAGCAAGCGACACATTTCAAGTCATGGCAATACAGCCAGAACAATACACGTCCTGCATGCACATCCTAGCGAGTGCATCGGACATCAGCGTGTTAGTACCTCTAACCGCTTCACAGGGCTTACAGATAGCTACTGCAATAGGTATCTGTTGGGCGACTGGGTTTGCATTCCGCGCACTCGGTCAATTTTTAAATCAAAAATCATCAAACGAAAGTGAGACATAAACATGGATGTATCAGCAATCACCGCTTTACTAGCAGATGTAGTTACAGCAATCACCACAATCGGCGGCGCTTTACTGCTTATTTGGGGCACTAAATTGGCTTATCGTAAAATCACAGGCGGTTAATTTAAACAAGCCCCTTCGGGGGCTTTTTCAATAGGTTAAAACAATGGACGGCTATTTTGTATTGATTGGATTACTGGGTGCGCTATGGTTAATGTTTTCGTAAAAGTTTTATTTATAGCACTAACCTATTTGCTTGTTAGTGATAACGCACACGCCAACTATACGCCACCTGTTAAGTATCAACATACTTCAACATTCGGTTCTGGCTTTGTTGGTTCAAAAGATGCTTTATGCGCTGGCGCTATAGCTATCTTAAATAGCACAGAAAATAACCCTAGCCCCATCGTAACAGTATCTGCTTGTGCAGATAACACTGGACAAAATGCCGCTGCTCCTAGCTATGCAAGGTATGACGTATCAGCACTATATAAACGCGCCAACGGTTCCTTCACATCTTATTACACTGTTGGATACGTAATACAACTATGCGACTCACCCAATATTCGAGTAACAGGCTACCCACCAAACACAGTTTGTAGCGGCATAGCTCCTCCTGTTTGCCCATCTGGTGAAGTTTCATCATCTGGCTATTATGATGGCGGTAAAAGCCCAACTGCATCATTCCCTAATGTAACTTGTAAAGATGGCTGTTCCGTCATGTTTCAAGGTACATGGCCTCACTCACAGTCTAATCAACCAGACGGTATGCACTACTATGCAAAAGGTTCATACGTTAAAGACGGTTTCACCTGTTCAGGTTCTACAAGTCCAACCGCATCTTCAACAGTTCCTAAGAGTGTAGAGCAACAAGCCGCAGATGCCGCCGCCGCACAGGCCGCCGCAGATAAAGCCGCAAAAGCCGCCGCAGACAAAGCCGCCGCAGATGCCAAAACAGCCGCAGACAAAGCCGCATCAGCCGCCGCCGCACAGGCCGCCGAAGCCGCCAAACAAGCCGCTGAAGAAGCTATTAAAAAAGCAGAAGCATCCAAAGCCGCCGCAGGCAGTACATCCGCAGACCCAAACGCCACACAAGCCGAGAAAGACGCCGCTAACGCCAAAGCCGCCGCAGATAAAGCCGCCGCAGATGCCGCAAAAGATGCCGCCGCTACTGCTGTCGGTGTCGCCGCCGCCGCTCAAAAAGACGATACAAAGCCTGAACCAAAAGACTTTTGCGAGAAAAATCCGACATCTTTTATTTGCAAAACATCAGCCGTCAATACTGGTTACTGTGCGCCTAATGGCACTGTAAGCGGATTTTCATGCGACAGCGACCCTGTCTTTTGTTCAATGGCTCAAACACAGTTACAAGCCTACTGCCTTCAAAACTCAAGGGATGAAGCGCTTGTTTCTGCTTATGATTCCATGAAAACCGAAAACGGCTCAAATAGCCCAGCCGATAGTTCAAAGGTAACAAACATTAATCTGCCCACATCACTAAACGCATCCAGTCCTTACGGAGCGCAATGCAATCCAGATGTTACGGTTCACGTTGCATCTAGCTCCGTAACATTACCATTTAGCGCTTGGTGTCCATACTTGAACGCACTGGGCTATCTTTTTCTAACAATGGCTTACATATCAGCCGCAATTATCATTTCGAGGACATAAAATTATGCCTGCTGTTTTCTTTTCTATGATTTGGGGTTCTCTAGCCGCTGTTCTTAGTACGCTAGTCGGTCGTGTCTTAACAGCTTTAGCAATTGGTTATGTGAGTTATTCAGGCATAGACATACTGCTAGAAAGCCTACGCACTGCCGCATTTCAGCACATGGGCAATATGGGTCCATTGGTTGGCGTTGTTGGTATGTTGAAGCTCGGCGAATCACTTAATGTCGTTGTATCTGCTGTGTTTGCAAAGTACACAATTGTAGGACTAACCAACGGTTCAATCACTAGAATGGTGTTTAAAAAATGATTAACCTAGTTACAGGTTTACCAGGGAGCGGTAAAACACTCTGGACTCTTAAAACGGTTGCTGACTACGTAGCAAAAGAAAATAAAGCCCTAGAGGCACAGGGCAAGCCGCCGCGCCAAGTTTTCTATCATGGTATACCAGAGTTAACCCTCACTGGCTGGACGCTCATTGATAGTCCAGAGGACTGGATAACACTCCCTAGCCACTCAATTATTGTGATAGACGAGTGTCAAAGCACGTTTAGACCACGCGCCGCCAGCGTTAAGCCACCGCCATATATTGCTGACTTTGAAACGCACAGGCACAAAGGCTTAGACTTCTTTTTGATGACACAGCATCCTATGCTTATTGACGGCAACATACGCCGTTTATCTGGTAAGCATTATCACGTTGTTAGATTCTACGGTTTTCAAAAGTCAACAATTCATGAGTTCCAACAGGTACGCGAAAACTGCGATAAGAATTTAAAAAACAGTATCAGTACACATTTTGTTTACCCAAAAGAGGTTTTCAACTGGTACAAGTCCGCAGACGCTCATACCGTAAAAAAACGAGTGCCTATGCGCTTAATTATGGTTGTACTGATGCCAATACTCGCGGTTGTTCTCGCATACCTTGCTGTGCAGAGCTTATACAAAATACAAACAGAGCCAAGTAAAAAGATTGAGAAAACACCAGATGTTGCCGTTACTGATAACCAAAATTCTAATCACGGCCTTAAAACGCCAAATACGCAAATTCAAACAGATAGGGCGCTAACCTACGTGGAACTGCACACGCCAGAGGTGCCAGACTTTCCGCACACAATGCCGATATACGCAGACATAACCAAGCCAACAAGCGCACCATTCCCAAGTGCGTGTGTCATGAGTAACTCAAAGGGCTGTCAATGTTTTACTCAGCAAGGCACTAAAATGAACATTGAATATTTAACGTGCAAGCATATTGTCGAAAATGGCGTTTACGTAGATTGGGACGTTAACCCAGAGCGCCGAAAAGAAGAGGGCGCAGCAGCTCCTTCGCAGCAAGTCGCTAGCCTCTCGGATGATGTCAGGTACTTAGGCGCTCCGCTACAAATCACAGGTGGATCCAACGCTTCACCTTCCAATTAG